CTCCAGACGGACAACTAATTGAACTTCAATATCCGTTCGAAGAGCAACACGATAATTACATAGTATTCACAAGTCGTGCAAGAATCAATCGTCAACGAAGAGAATCAGATGGTATGGTTATGGGTGCAGACACAAAAAGAGCATCTCTTATGAATACAGCAGACGGACAAGTTCAGATTGCATTACATATTCCTTTAACACTAGAACAAGAAGCTTCTGTTAAGTATGCCGCAAAAGATGTTGGTTCAATGGCAAGAGGAGCGGCACAAGGTGGAACAGGATTTATTACTGGTATGATTCAAGGTCTATCACAAGCAGCGTCAAAACTTTTAAACAGTATGACTGGTAATGCAATGTTTATCATGCAAGGTAAAGCAGTAAACCCTATGCAAGAAATGTCCTTAGAGGGTGTTGACTTTAGAAGTCTATCCTTTTCTTATACTATGTCACCAACTTCTCAAGCAGAGGCAGACCAGATAAATGATATTATCTATTACTTTAAAACTGCAATGTTGCCTGATACATATCCGGCATTAGGTGCAGCGTCATCAGATGCAGAGGGATTCTTTAACTATCCCAATACATGGAAAGCAGAGTTAGAAGGACCTATTTCAAATAAGGTTGATGGATATCTTCCTATGGTTTTACAGAGTTGTAAAGTCACCTATGAGGGAGATGCAACTTCTATGACTTTCTTCAAAGAAGGACAACCAACAAGTATTAAAATGGACTTAGGATTTCAAGAACTTAAAATACTTACACAAGAATCTTATCAAGAAATTACTGCAAACTCAATGGGTGCAGAATCAGGTCTTAAATCTATGCCTAGTATCATTGATGAAAATGCTTCAGACGCAGATGCTAGAGACGCAAACTTAAAAGCAGGTTCTGCCGGTGAACAAGCAATAAAAGATTCTAAGAAGAACAAGAAAAATCCATAAGGTAAAATATGTCAAATCAATTATTTAAAAACTTTCCAGAAATACAATATACTTTATCAACAGGTAAGATTGTTACCATTAAAGACTTCTTTAGAAAGTCTACAATAGAACAGGAATCTGTTAACAGTGTAATCTCATACACATTCTATGAAATACAAGACGGTGAAAGACCAGATGTTGTTGCAGATAGATTATATGGTGATAGTGATTTACATTGGACATTTTTCTTGGTCAATGAAATGGATAATTATTATCAATGGTATAAAGACCAAGTCACATTTGAAAACCATATTAAAGAAATGTATCCTGAATATTGGTTGACTTCAACTAACTCATCAGACATAGTAAGTTCAACAAACAAATGGTTGTTAGGAGAAATAATCGAAACAGGAACACAACAAGGTAATGTCATATCAGTTCAACCCACATTCAATAGAATTGGTGTTGTAGGCGGAACTTGGAATGCAAATGATGTTGTCACAGGCAAAGTGAGTGGTAAATCATTCACGGTATCATCCGTTCAGAACGGTTCTGATGGTGTTGACCATTATGTCAACTCAGAAGGTCATAAAAGAAACACCTCAACAACAGGTTTTACACCAGTGACTTACTATACACATGACTATGAACAGAATGAGAAGGCAAGAAAAATAAAAGTTATAAGACCTGAGTATATACGAAGAGTCGTATCAGAATTTGAAAAAGTAATGGCATCATAATGGGAGCACCTTTAAGACAAGGAGAATTCTTAGTAGAATCTCTAGCACTAGTCAATCAATTTGGTGAGACTTTAGATATCTCAGGAATTGTTGGTGAATTTGAATTATCTGAAAGTATACATAGAAAATTTTCATCAGGTGTTGTGGGTATTGTTGACGGTCTTAATCTATTAAAGAACTATCGTTTTACAGGACAAGAATTCATTCGTATATCAATCAAACAGAAAGAAGGCATGGGTGATACTGCAGATGCAATGTATAGTATTGATAAAACATTCAGAGTATTTAAAGCAGACAATATTTCCAGACAAGGAGAAAAGATTCAAGCATATGTATTGAGTTTATGTGAACCTAGATTGTTTAATCTACAAAGAACTAGATTAAGTAGAACATTGAGAGGTTCTTATGATGACATGTTAGAGAATGTTCTTGTAAATGAAGCAAAGATTCCTATGGAAGAGTTCGACCATTGGGAAGAAACCAAACCAGACAATTTTCAATTTATAGTTCCTAATTGGACTACAAATAACATCATAGACTATTGTGTCAAAGAGGCAAATGTGGGTGGTGATACAAATTACAGAAACAGTATGTTCTTCTTTCAAACATTGAATGGTGGATTTAGATTTAAGTCTATTGATGAGATGTTTGCACAAGAATTTCCTGTTTCATTCAGTATGAAACCAAGAAACTCATCTCCAACAGAAGATATGGACTTAAATGCTCCTGGTGGTTTGAATAGTCAGATTCTTTCTTATAGAAAACCACAAATGTTTGATACATTAAAAGGTACAGTCAGAGGTGCTTATGCATCTCATATGAAAGTATACGACCCTTTGCGTAAATTAGAATCAGAAGAAGTTTATGACATGGAAGAAACATTTAAAAGAGGAAAACATATATCTGGTTATCCTATGATTCATAATGGTGAATATGAATACACATTTACAATTGAAAACTCTGTAGGTGAAGGAGAACCACCATCATATTCAGAGGTAGATGTTGACTTACCTCCAAACCAGCATTTTAACGCGTTTTTCATTGAGGCAACTGATATGAGACACTCATATGATGACAATGAGGATTTGACTGCTCAAGAACTTTTCAGAGGACAAGAAATTAGAGACAATGCGAAATTAGAAAGAAATGCACTTTTTGAAATATTGAATCAACATCGAATAGTTGTGACTGTTCCTTTAAGAACTGATATGAATGTAGGACAAATTATTCAACTATCACTTCCTGCAGCCGAACCAACTTCAGAACAAGATACATCAGATAAATTAAACGATGATAGATATCTTATAACAGATTTAAAGATAACTGGTGACCCAACAGAATTAACAGGTACAATGACAATGGAATGTGTTAAAGAATCTTACATGCAGAAGGTAGAAACTGCAACACCATTAGACAATACTGCGACACCGAGAGAATCATGATAACATTTTATGGAATAGTTGAAGACAGACAAGACCCTTTAAAAGTAGGAAGAGTTCGTGTAAGAATACATGGAATTCATTCAGAAAATAAACAATTCATTGCGACACCTGACCTGCCGTGGGCACAAGTTTTATTACCAACTACTGTTGCAGGATTATCTGGAATAGGAACTCAACACGGACTTATCGAAGGTTCTACAGTTTTTGGATTCTTTAGAGATGGTAAAACTAGACAAGACCCTGTAATTACTCATGTATCTGCCGGTATTCCTCAAAAAGGATATAAAGAAACAACTAAAGACGAACTACTAAACAGAAATATTGAAAAGGGATTCAATGACCCTCGAAGACTAACTGTTGATGAGTATAAAGATACTCCAGACGGACCTAATCCTGAACAAGCACCAAATCGTTCACACGGTTTATCAACTGCATTAGATACTGCGCCAAAAACTCCAAAAGAGATTGTAATTAACTATGATGCAACAGGTTCTACAATAACAGAATTGGAATTGACTGCAGACATGTTGCCTTACTACCCTTTATATGTTGATGAATCAGATTTATCTTCTATTTCAAGAGGTGGTATTTTAGACCATGCAATTAACGGTGGCATGCTTCATACATCAACACAAAAGATTTTAGGAGATTTTGTGGATGTCCAAGCAAAACCTGTATATCCTTACAACAAGGTTTTGCAAACCGAGGCCGGCCATGTTTTAGAAATCGATGACACCCCAAAATCAGAAAGAATAAATGTTCATCACAGGTCAGGAACTTTCCATGAGATTCATGCAGACGGTTCAGAAGTCACCAGAATTGTAAACAATAATTATACTGCAATACTTAAAGACGACAAAGTGTATATTGCCGGTAATGCAGACTTACAAGTTGGTCACGGCAATGTTAATATAACAGTTGATACAGGTAATGTTAATATGAATGTATTGAAAGGAAATGTTGATGCACAAATTCAAGGAACATTAAATGCAGATGTTGTTGGTAATACTACCTTTACATCTCCTGAAACAACAATGACCACTAACTTGAAAGTTGACGGTACAGTTCATATCACTGGTGCTCAGACAAATGATTCTACAATTGACGCAGTTGGTGATGTATCAACAGATGCTGGAAATGGAATAACACTTGCAACCCACAAACATGAAACGACTGTAAAAGGTGGTTCAAGTGCAGGTAAATATACTTCAGTGAAAGGTAAATAGGGAGTATAAATAGATATATGGCAGATTTAAAATCACAAGGAAAGAATGTAGCAGCGAAGGAAGTTTATTCAGATTTAGACATGAACTTTACTGCACACCCTATAACAGGTGATATAACAATTAAGAAAGACTCAGATGCAATCAAACAGTCAATTAAGAATATCATGTTGACGAATTACTATGAAAGACCATTCAAACCTGCTCTTGCTGGTGGAATGAGAGACTTATTGTTTGCACTTAACACCGAAAGAAGAGTCAAAACTGCACAAATGAAAATTAAAGAAGTTATTGAGGATTTTGAACCAAGAGTTTCAAATGTAATACCTCAATTCACAATAAAAAGAAATAATGATTTGCATATCACAATTAATTATACGATTTTAAATGGTATGCCGAATCAAGAAGTCAACATGACACTTAAAAGGGCAAGATAATGGCAACAAAGAGTTCACAAATAAATATTACAGAATTAGATTTTGATGCAATCTCAGATAACTTAAAAGCGTATCTTAAAGGACAAGATAAGTTAAAAGATTATAACTTTGAAGGTTCAACAATGTCAACATTGATTGACTTACTTGCATATTCATCACATATTGGTGCAGTCAATACTAATATTGCAGCGTCAGAACTCTTCTTAGATTCTGCTCAAATTAGAAAGAATGTAGTATCTCGTGCAAAAGATTTAGGTTTTACACCTGCATCTGAAAAGGTGTCATCTGCTATTGTTGATATTGCACTTAACAATGTTGTTCTTGCAGACGGAACTTCTCCTACACTTTCAGAGATGACTATTCCTAGAGGACATATTTTTGGTACAGTTTTTGATGGTGTATCATATGACTTTGTGACTACAGATACAAATAAACCAACTCAAAATGGTACTACTTTCAACTATTCAGGTGTTGAGATATCACAAGGTACATATATGGTTGATTCTTTTGTCTATGATAGACAAATTAAGAATGCAAAGTTTGTTCTATCCAACGAGAGAGTTGATAGAAGTAAATTATCATTAGTAGTTAATTCTGCTGGTATTTCAGAAACATATGCCTTGTCTACAG